ATGACTGAATCTGTCAAAGTTAACGTTGGTATTGATGTCAGTAAGGATTTTCTGGATGTACATGTGGGTAATGTGGCCCTGCGTCGTGTTCCTAACCGCTCCAGCGGTTTGTCTGTTCTGAAGCGTATTTTGTCCCGTTACAGTGTTTCTCTTGTCCTGTGTGAGTCCACCGGGGGGTATGAAAATTTAGCGGTGACGTATTTTCAGTCGCTTGGCTATGATGTCTGTGTGATTAATCCCCGACAGGCGCGTGATTTTGCCCGTTCCATGGGTCGCCTTGCCAAAACTGACCGGATTGATGCTCAGATTCTTTGTCGTCTGGCTGATGTTATTGATGCATCGCCTGAGCGTACCCGTTTCATCAGACCGCTGACTGATGAGCGTCGTCAGCATCTGGTGTCGATGGTTCGCCGTCGTCGTCAGCTCTGTGACCTGATGACGGCTGAGCGTAACCGCCGGGCCAAAACGGACGATTACGGTTCAGAAAGTATCAGTACAGTGCTTGATTTTCTGACCGATGAAGTGGCCCGTATCGACCGTGATATTGCGGCGCATGTGGGTTCCTGCTTCTCTGATATTTCCTCACTTCTTCAGACATTCACTGGTATTGGTCCAGTAACAGCCAGCACCCTGCTCGGGGAATTGCCTGAACTGGGAAAGCTTAACCGCCGTCAGATTACGGCTCTTGTTGGCGTGGCTCCGTTTAACCGTGATTCAGGTTATATGCGTGGTCGTCGTCGAATCTCTGGCGGGCGTTCTAGCGTGCGGAATGTGTTGTTTATGGCGGCGCTGTCATCCGTCCGTTTTAATCCGGTACTTAAGGCGTTCTTTACCCGTCTTGTTGCTGCCGGGAAACCGAAAAAGGTGGCACTGGTTGCCTGTATGCGCCGCATGGTCTGTATCCTTAACGCCATGCTTCGTGACGGTTCCCGTTTTGAGGTGGCTGTGGGGTGAGTGTGCGGAGATTCGTAAACGATGGAAACCTTGGAACTGTTCTGTTTGGTTATGTTGGTCTTTTTGGGTGTGGGTATTGTGTTTCTTGGGCGCTCGATTTTTTGCCTCCTGAAATCCGGTAACTGATTATGAGTATACAAACTGAATCCCTCATGACTGATGCCCTTTGTGGCATGCTTGCGGCGGATATCTCATTATCCCGTCCGGTTTCGTCTTCTGATGAGTACGATAAATTGTCTCGCTCGTATCACATGAATCGTCGCAATCTTGCCATGCTGGCGCGCCCTGAATCCGGTCCTTTGCTTTCTTCCGGCACACGTCCGCCCCGTGACACACCTGTAGACCTTCTTGTCTGGTCGCTGGCTGTACCTGATTTTACTTATGAGCAGCGCTCCCGTGTGGTGTCGCTAATCAGTGAGTTTGGTTCATTCAGTTATACCGTTGCTTATGCTTTTTCGCGTCTGGTTTATCAGTGCGGAGTGAGTAACGCTGTTGCCGTTCTTGAATCTGTACATCGTTACGCCTTTATTAATGCTGATGGTGACCGTTACAGCGTCGGTCTGTTCTGTACTGATTCTGAACTGGCGGTTGCGGCTGACAGTATTGTGCATGATTGTCTGTGTTCTTCTGCCATTGTCTCAGAGGATGAGGGAGTCTGGCTGGCAAACGTGCTGCATTATTTTTATGCCGTTTCCGGTTTTGATTTCCTGCCGTGCCTGAAAGCATACATGACACGTTACGGCATTTCCGGTCTTCTTAAACGTATGACCTCGCTTAAGTTCGTGACTCGTTTCCTGCGTGTTGTTCGTGACCAGCGGGTGAATGAGGTCTGTCGCATGCTGGGAATACTTAACCGCACCACCCCTTATATTTCAGACTGGCATCTGGCTTTATTTGAAAGTCGCAAAGATAAAGTTACCCGATGGCTGAAAAATAACGGTGTGTTTGATTTTAGTGGTGAGCTGCTCTGCACACTGGAAGATGCTCATAATTCAACGGTTTCAAATCCGGTTAACCGTGTGGCTGAACTTTGCGTTCGGGGTAAGGCTGTCTGTGAGCTTGCTGAAGATTTTGGTCTTCAGGGGTTTTTTGTTGTGCTTACCACACCGTCACGGTTTCATCCGACAACCAGTTACAGAGCCGGGGGCCGTTGGTGCTCCAGCCAGAATCCGAACTGGCTGGCTGCCGGGTGCCCTACGGTTAAGGATTCGCATCAGTGGCTTAATCGCGTCTGGCAGAACATTCAGCGTAAATTAAACAAGGCGGGGATTCAGTTGCCGGGTATCCGTACGGTTGAGCCTCATGCAGACGGTACTGTTCACTGGAATTTTTTGTTTTACTGCCAGCCTTATGATGCTGAGGCTGTTCTGAACATATTCCGCGATGAGGCACTTGCAGATAATCCGGGTGAACCGGGTGCTCAGGACCACCGCATTAAAATTAAAGAGATTGACCCGGGAAAAGGCGGTTTTCGCTATATCGTCAAGTACATCACCAAAATGGCGGGTCATGCTGATGCAAAAGGCACTGGTCATCTTGATGATATACACTCATCCCGTTCATTCAGTGATGCGGTCAATCGTGTTGCCTGCTGGCAGAAAACAACCCGCCTTCGTCTTTTTCAGTTTTTCGGGCTGCCTTCTGTGACTGCTTACCGCCAGTTGCGACGTTTCAGGATACCGTTTTCGCCTGATGATATTGCAATGAAAAAAATCACACCAGAACAGGTTGAACAGCTTGAGAAAATTCGTCTTTCCTGTGATGCAGGTGATTTTCGTACCTATATACTTCTGAACGGTGGTTTTTTCTGCTCTGAACGTTTAATCAGGCCATATTATTTTCAGCAGGTTCAGGACGGCATGCCCCGTTTGAATGTCTATGGTGAAATCTGCGCCCCTGTAATATCCGGTTTTTTATTTAATAAGGTGCCGTTTATTACCCGTGTTTTTGGTTTGTTTATTTCTGCGATTAAAGAACTGTCTGTGCCTGTTTTTAATTCCTGTGTGCGGACAGGTGACACGCTGCACACGCGCCCCCGGCGCGGGGGCGGTGGGGCGGCTGGCCGCCCTTGGACTTGTGACAATAACTTTCCTGTTGATACATGAGGATTAAAATATGACTGGGAATATGACTGATAATTTTAAATATAAAATATCTGCCGGTTTTAAACCAGGTCTGATGATGAGTGGTTTTTTTGTTCACTGTATCATTACTAATGAAGAGCAGCTTGACCCTAAAAGTGCTTACTTTGATGCCAGGGAAAAACCTAAATATGCCATTGTTCTGGCGTATCCTTATGAGGACCGCAAATTAAAAATTCGGGATACCGCTTATGAAAAATTTTCATGTACAGAAGATGAATATAAACATTTCAATTCCTGTTCTGACCTCCACGGGAAGGAAGTTTATATCTGTGTTGATGTGAATTCCTGGGCGGTTTCAGCTGAACGTTCCGGTGTCTGGTATCGTTATCAGTCCGGAACGATGAAGCGGTTTGATGGTTTGCCTCTTGATGCTCCATCAGGTAAGGAAAAGTAATACTGAGGGTTGAGTTTTATGGTTTGTCAGGTTCAGCCTGATGGTTCTTATAACTGTGGTCTTTTTTCTTCGTCATCTTCACCACAGCCATCTGGTAACGGTAACAGTAATTTTTCTGAAAATTCTGTACAAAATAATAAGCCTATATCTGTTGTTTGTGCGGATTTTTCTGATGTGCCTTCGGTTAATCCCGGGGCTTTTAGCGTAGGAGCATTATTGCCATTATTTTTCTTTTTTATTGGCATGTGTGTTTCTGCAATCATTAAAACAGTTAAAGGAATTTGATATGTTTTATAAATTTAAATCTTCTTGTGGTAGTTTTAAATCCAAAGTGTTAGCTGTTCCTGTATTGTTTGCATCCGGTCAGGTTTTTGCGGCTGGCACTACTACAACTACGGGGTCTGTTGATTTTACGCCGTTAACTACGTCGATTAACTTTACTTCTGTTGTCTCTGTAATTCTTTCTATCGGTGCTGCTGCTGTTACCGTTTATCTTGCAGTTATCGGGGTTCGTGCTGTCTGGCGTCAAATTAAATCTATCTGATTTTATGAAGGGGCAATGTTTTGCCCCTTTTTTATGGTGATATATGTCTCAGTCTATTTTTGATGTCGTGATTTTTATTTTCGGTGCATTATGCGGTTTTTCTGCTGTGCTCGGATTTATGTTCAGTCGCTGAGGTATTAATGTTTTTTATTATTTGAGGATGTTTATTATGTTTTTACCTCTTCGTTTTAATAAAATCCTGTCTCTTTTTCTTCTTTCTTCCTGTTCTTTTAATGTTATGGCTTTTTCTGATGTGGATAAAGGTGGTCAGATACGTGCAACGGGGTTTCAGTCTGAATTATCCGGCATTCTGACAACACGGCTTCTTTCACTTGGTGCTGATGCTGCCACTGTTGCTTTTGTCGTTAAAGCGTATTCTCAGACGGCAGCAGATTTTGTCGTGAGTTATGCAGCCCGTTCTGGTGTTGCCATTGGCTCCATGACCTGGGCAAACCTTGCTTATGGTTTGGGGGTGACGGCTGCATCAGTAGGGCTTTATGCACTGGGTAAGCCTGTTGCGGAGTCTTTTGCGCGGATGGCTTTATCGGCTAATGGTTATGATGTGACGTTTGCCACGCCAGCTATGACGGCATCTGACCATAACTACTGGTGCGGTATAATCAGTAATGGTTCAGGGGTTTACAGCACGTCACCATGGTCTGCGCTTGCCCGTATGAAGGATGCAAAATATCCCGGTTATTCTGTTTCTTATTCTTCACTTGAGTCCAGAACGGCTACCTGGTATCTGGCTCTTCCAGGGAAACCGGATGATCCTGGAGCAGTGATTCAGGTGGGATTTAATTCTGGCTGTCCTTTGGATCTTCTCAATGGTAGTGATGATTATCCTCTTTGTGATAATGGCGAAATTGCTGTTCAGTCTGAAGGGGCAACAGCTTATGCCTGTGAAAAGGCAACCACGGAGCCGGTCAGTTTTACGGGCGGGACTGGCGGACTTACGCTGGATTCTTCGTCTGTTGCGGATGTACTGAATGCACTTTCGCGTGAGGCTGGCCAGGCTGGCTATGTTAATGGCAGTGGTCTGACATTTACGTCGGAGGATGTTGATTCCTGGCGTTCGCATAATGATTTTTCATCTGATTCTACTGGATTTACGGATACATCTTCCGGCCTGGGGTTGCCTGCAACATCACAGGGAGATACCGCTGATTCCGGCGGGACTTACAGCCCGCCTGTTGCAGGCGCTGGGGCAGGGGCAGGCACTGGCACAGGGACAACCACCGGCACAGGAACAACTACCGGCACAGGAACAACCACCGGCACAGGAACAACCACCGGCACAGGAACAACCACCGGCACAGGAACAACCACCGGCACAGGAACAACCACCGGAACAACAACGGCAGACGGGGCAGATATTAAGGTTGATTTTGGTTCTGCTCCGTCGGTTTCTCTGCCGGATATAAATTCTCCGCCTTCAGGTACACAGATAATTACGCCGCTCTGGGATATGTGGCCTGAAGCACGTGATTTTTCGGTATCCATACCAGCCGGAACCTGCCCGGTATTCACTTTTCATATCTGGGACCAGGATTACACCATGGATCAGTTCTGCACGCTGCTTGATAACGATTCGGTGCGTAATACCTTCCGTGTGGTGATGACGCTGGTTTCATCCCTTATGGCTTTTTTTATTGTTCTTAAAGCCTGACCGGGCAATAAGGAGTTATTATGTGGGCGATATTACTTGCTGCGGTGAATACCGCAATTGCGTTTATTTTTCGTGCCGTTGTGATTAAGTTTGTGCTTTTTACGGCGGTTTATCTTTTTATTTCTGAAGTTGTGCCGCTGATTATTTCTCATTTACCTTCAGCGGGTAATATTTCGGAACTGTTCTCTCGTCTGCCTTCCGGAGTGCTCTGGTTACTGAATGTTTTTTCTGTTGATATTTTTCTTCCTGTTATTGTTTCTGCGATGTTCACGCGTTTCTTTATTCGTCGCATTCCTTTTCTTAACTGACAGGAGAGGAACAGATTATGTCCATTTTTGCTTATGTGGGTGTGCCTGGTTCCGGTAAATCCTATGAGGTTGTCAGTAATGTGATTGTTCCTGCCATCTGTGAAGGTCGTCGTGTTGTCACCAATATTTACGGGATTAATTATGATGAAATACTTGATTATGCGGAAAAGAAAAAACTGCTTAAGGATGGTATTAAACCGGGTGAAATTATCTGCGTGGATAATGAACGAATTATTGCCCCTGATTTTTACCCTGTCCATGAGAATCAGGAACGCTCACTGTGCAAACCGGGCGATTTAATTATTGTCGATGAATGCCACCGTTTTTATGAGAATGATAAAAGTCTTTCAAAGGATGCAAAAATCTTTGCGGCGGAACACCGGCATTATGCAGACCCTGAAACAGGACGCACTTGTGACTTCATTCTGGTTAATCAGTCTGTAACCAATCTCCCGCGTTTTTTTCGTGATCGTATTGAAAAGACATTCAGAATGCGAAAACTCAGGCAATTGGGGCTTTCGCGCAGTTATTGTGTTGATGTTTATGATGGTGCGAAGATAACCAAATCCAGGTTTCTGTCAAATTATGTCTGTAAATACAGTAAGGATGTTTTCAGACTTTACAGTTCCCACCATGTACAGAACGCGCAGGAATCTACAGTTGATTCACGTGGTGTGCTTTTTAAAAAAAGAACAATAATTTTTGTTCTGATTTTTCTGTCGGGTACGGTCTGGGCTGTATTTCATTATGTGGTGGCGTTTTTTAATCCTGATGAAAATACGCTGGTTAATGACGTTGATTCCAGAACTGAATCACAGCCTGCGGATAACACTAATCTGTCATTAAATCATGCAGTTAATAAGCCGGGGGTAGGTACGGCTAATTTACAGACAACACCTTCTGATAAATGGTGTATTGTCGGACGTTTTTCTGATGGCCGGAAAAACTGGATTTTTGTTCGTGATGCGGAAAACCGTCTTCGCATGGCATCAGCCAGCGGTTTTACGGGGTATAACATCATGGCAGAAGGGGAACTTGACGGAGAAAAAATCACAGCATGGTCATGTAATAAACCTGTTTCCGTCCGTTCGGTTTCTTCGTCGACACTGAATACAGGGGCAGGGGGTTAATAATGAAATTTCGTATACTGATATTGATTTCTTTCCTGACATTTATTTTTCCTTTGACTTCCTTTTCTGCTGTTAAACAGAAAACGTCGGAGCAGATTTCTTCTCGTGTCGATATGTCAATGGATAACGCGCCACTTCCGCAGGTGATATCGTTAATCTGGCAGCGTGTTTTTAACCGCCCGTTTCAGTTGTCGCCGGAACTGGCTGGCGACACGCGGCTTGTGAGTTTTTATCTTACGCAGTCACTGGAACCCCGTTCATTTTTTATTTCCTACCTTAAAAATATGGGGATAGCGGTTTCATCCAGAAACGGGGTTGACTGGATTTATATTCCGGCTAAAAAGGAATTTAAGGAGCCTGTCAGCGTGTTTACGTATCGCCCGAAATACCGCAGTGTCAGCTATCTCAGTTCCATGCTGACCTCTGTCACGCAATCAGGTTCTTTCTCAAATCATGTACAGACCGTAGATTATTCTGGCGCTTCTGCATCCGCAGCTTCTTCCGGTTCAGCAATAAACAGTGTTTCGGCTGCCACGGATGCGGAAGTCCTTGTATACAGTGGAACGGCGGCAGATATTCGCCGTGTTCGTGACATACTGCCACGGATAGATATCCCGGCTGAGCAGGTGACTGTCAGCGGTTACGTTCTGGAGGTGCAGACCACTGAACGGAACGCCAGCGGATTACAGATTATCGCTGATCTGTTTAAAAATCGTCTTGGCGTTTCGCTGGGTGCTCGTCTTGATGATGGTAATGCGTTCACTCTGAATGTGGGGGGGCTGAATGCGTTTTACAGTCTGATCAAAACGGATTCGCGGTTTAATATTGTGAGTAATCCCAGGCTGACGGTGCTTTCCGGCAGTCAGTCGCAGTTTACGGTGGGTCAGGAAGTGCCTGTTCTGGACAGCGTCACTTATCAGGGCAACAGCGGAACGCCGGTTCAGTCGGTTACGTACAGAAACAGCGGGGCAATTTTTACAGTGACGCCGGTTGTTCTCGACGGTGTGATCACACTCGATATCAGTCAGCAACTGAGTGATTTTGTAAAGACAACCACGGGTGTTAACACCAGTCCGACACTGACAAAACGTGAAATCAGCACACGGGTTGATGTGCATGATGGTGATGTTCTGGTTCTTGGCGGACTGGCCAGCAGTAAGACGACAAAGGCGCGCAGTGGATTTTCGTTTCTGCCGGGATTTACAGGCAGCTCTGAGGACAGCGACAAGACGGATATTATCGTTGTTTTGCAGGCTGACCGTGTATCGCGCTGAACCGGATGACCGGTTATCTTTATGTCCGCCAGGACATGGAAGGCCGCGCGCAGTGGTTTCATGTGACGCAGTTACTGAACGGCCGGAGCCAGGGAGAGCGTGTATATTCCGCGGGACAGCGCAACGCGCCTCCTGCAAAGCCGGGTTTTCATGGCACCCGTCGAGATGAACGACGCAAGGCGTGAGTCGTCCATGCTATGATGTGGCATGTTGATGATTTTTCTGTGACCCCAACACGCCGGGAGGGAGTAGGACGGAGGAACGCCAGCCGCACCCGCCCGCAGGTACGAGGACGGGAGCGCCTGCCGTGACGACGGACGACGGCTCACAATGATAATGATTCACCGTCTGCTGTTATGCGCTGATTAGAAAATAACCGTGAAGCGGTTCTGGGTTCTGTAACACCCGAACTCTGGTACAAGATCCTGCACTTTTGCTCTTCCCATTTTTCAAATTTAGTCATTAAAACCCATACTTTTATTGGTTTTTTATTGTTTTTGTCTTCATTAGGGATATTTTGTAGTGGTTGATATTGCTGTATTAAATCATGATTAATCGTTACGGAAAGAATGTCAGTATGATAGCCGGCAAAGATATTCCACTGCGCGGATGATGACACATCTCACTGCCGTTTCAGAACCGGTAACAGATTATTAATTTGTCTGGTATAACGTTCAGTGAATAGGTGTTGTCCTTTCTTGCTTAAATGAACACCGGATTGTACAGGTATCATTGCTGATATATACAGTTTCCTGAGATCTGGAACTGATATTCCAGCGCCAGGAATATGGAGAATACTTCAGGTGAAAAAGACACATCTGAATATCGTTAAATAACGGGTTCATGGCGAATTAAATAAACCTGATAAAGACAGTATGGTGAAAGCTCGGAATAAAGAAATAGTCAGGTATTATGCAAAATCCTCAAGGTGGCGGCTGATACTGTTTTCACGGTAACAGGTCACCAGTAATTCGCGGGTTGCCCGGGTGAACGCTACATAAAGCACCGGTATTACTTCGGATTCATCCAACGCACCAGAATGAACGAAAGACGCATTGATGACCGCTACATACGGGAACTCCAGCCCCTTACTGCTCTGGTACGTCAGTAAATGCACAACATCCCTGCGTCGCGAGTATGTCTTCTTACCTTCACTATCAAAGCAGGTGGTAAAAGGTATTCCGCGTTGTGTCATAATGTCTTTCAGTTGTTTCACTGAAAACTCTGCCGGACACAGAACAGCCATATCACTCCAGTGACCGCACAGGGCATGACGCTTCTCCAGCCAGTCTGCAACCTGTCTGGCTTCATCATGTTCAGAAGTACAACGCAAAATTTTCGGCTCTGTGCCCTCTTCACCGCCCGCCTGTGGCTGAAGGAGCGGTATTTCACGGTTTTGATGTTTTTCAAAATACTCGCGGGAGAATGCATAAGAAAAGTGCAGAATGCATTTCGGATTACGATAATTGACTGGCAGGACTGAAGTACGTCCTTGAGCTTGGATTCCCACACTGGCCAGTGAAAAGTTCAGTGCCCGCTCACGCCGGTAAATAGACTGGGCGTCATCATACATCAGGAGTAATGAACGGGATGAATTATCAAATAGACGGGCAATTAGAGCCAGCCAGCGACTGTCAAAATCATGCCCCTCATCCACCAGTACAGCATCATATCCGGTGTCGGTGATTTTTCCTCTGTTCACAGCCTCTTCCAGTGCGCTGAAGCATTTCTCCGGGTAATTCTTTCCGTCAGTCGTCACCTGAATACCGTGGCGTTTTATCATGGATGTACACCAGCTGTGAAAATGAGATACCGTAACCCGTGACGTCAGCCCTTTAGCTTCAATGCATTCTCGTAGATAGCTGGCTAGGGTAATGTTGTAACACAGCACCAGAATCTTTCCGGGAGTGGTTTCAGCCAAGTAAAGGCAACGGAACAAAAGAATCATGGTTTTTCCGGAACCGGCCACTCCATGAATGACACGATGCCCGTCACCAATATTTCTGGCCAGAATCTCCTGTTGAATATCCATGATTTTTGTTTGTGAGTTCTGTTTTACGGTCACTTCAGGAAAAAGATGGGCACGCAGAATATCTCTCATTCGGGGGGGCACCCGGGTTCTGAATCCTGTGGTAAACATCCCGGCAATTTTTTGCCGGAATACCTGAGGTAAAACAGACTGCGTCATTTCATCCTGACAGATTGTCTGTGCTGCAGGGAAAATCTTTTCCACTGCATTCTCATTATTTCCTGCCAGTGTCTTCAGTTGCTGACGGGTAATACGAGTAAACACCACACCATACGCCCAAGCTAGGTTCAGCCGTCCCTTATACTGGCCGTCATTCTGCCGTAAGCATGGGTCTGTAGGTAAGGCATTAACAGTATCACAAGCATAACGACGAACCTGTACCAGCGGATTTATTTCTGATTTCTGAATACCGTCGGTTTCCAGCGTAACCTGTTCTTGGTTTGCTTTACACAGTGTGGAAATCGTCCAGTCTTTGACCTCCAGAAATATCAGCCCGTTTTCTGGGTCAATAATGACAAAATCAGGATGCCGGTTTTTCCGTCCCACTGGAATATCGTACCAGACAAGGCAGTCATCATTTAGGAAGCTCTCCAGTCGTGAAGCCACCCTCTTCTCTCCTGGCGTCAT